AAGGTAGGACCTGCCGTTCCGGTCCTTTCCGTAAACGATATTGTTAAAGTTGTCCCGTCGGACGACCCGGTATGGGATGCGGGGTTGACGCCGGACGAACAAAAGTATTTGCAGGTGAAGGATACTCTGGTCCAGATGGCAATGGACGGGAATCAGGGTGCGATGGACCTGTACCTGAAGCATTACGGGAAAGCGTTTGTCGAAGCGGAACAGTCCGATTTTGCTGATTACCGTGAAATGTCCGAAGCAGGGTTGGTTGCGGAACTTTGCCGCATGGCGGGTGTCGAGAGGATTTCTGAGTGGCTGGCAGAGCAAGCGTCGGAAACGGTGTAACAGCACGTCGCCGTCGCAGGCTGGTCGCTCTTCACGTAGAGCACCGCTGGCGAAGGTACGCGGAAAGTCCGGAAGCCTTTTTTAGAGAGTGCGTTTGGGTTCCCGCCGGAATTAAACTCGGCGGAACAAAAGGGCGCGTTCCTCTAGAACTGTTCGACTATCAGCAGGAAGCGTTATCTACATTCCGCGATAACCGGTACGTCATCGTGCTGAAAGCCCGCCAGTTGGGGCTAACAACTATTGCTATGGGCTATGCCTTGTGGATGCTGCTGTTCCGTCCGGGGTCAAACATTGTTCTGGTGTCGAAGAACCAGACGACGGCAGACAAGGCGTTGGAGTTGCTGGACTTTATGTACCAGTTTCTTCCCGAGTCTGTCCGTGCGAGAGGCCCGGTGCCGGAAAACACGGCGGCAAAACATCATTCCTACAGGTTCCCTGACGGTATGGTCAGCCAGATTACGTCGTATGCCGCAACGAAAACGGTAGCGGCAGGCCAGACTGCATCGCTCGTCATCTGGGATGAGGCGGCGCTGGCGGAATATCAGGAGGATGTGCTGCGTACGTTGCTGCCAACGACGGACGCGGGTGGTTCTCTGATTGTTTTCTCTACTGCTCGTGGTGGTCATAACACGTTTGCCCGCCTGTATAGGGATGGGGCGCGGGGAGAGAACGAGTTTGTCCCGCTGTTTTACCCTTGGAACCGTTCCCGAATGGTTTCTGAGGCAGACTATGAGGCGAAGAAACGGTCGTTGCGGGCCGAGCCGTGGCTTTTCTATGCGGAATACCCGTCGTCTCCGGACGAAGCGTTTAGACAGTCAGGTCGAACACGGTTCGCAAACATTCCGGAAGAAGAAGACTGCGAAAAATATCCGTTGCGAGGCCGTCTAGAGTGGTCTGGGTCTGACGTGACCTTCGAAATGGACGAGGAAGGGCCGTTCCGGTTCCTTGCCGAAGCGGTCGACGGCCCTCCAAGGGGTGCAACAGCCGTTGTTACCATCGACCCGGCGTCCGGAACGGGCGGAGACTACACTGCAATGGTCGGCGGGTGGTGGACTGACGACGGAACACCGTTGCGAGGGGCGTATTGGCACTCAAATTTGGTTGAACCTGCCGAAGCGGCTGACGAAGCAGCAAAGTTGGGCCGGTTTTTTTCCGATTCTGCCGGTATGGACGCCCTTATGGTCGTAGAAAAACAGGGCGGGTACGGGGATACGCTAATTCACGAGTTGCGGGAGAACCTTTACTACCAAAACTTGTACAGGTTCACGTACACAGGCCATAGAAAGTACCGTTCGGAGCAGTCTTACGGGTTCCCGATGACTTTTGCCCGCAGACCACTCGTTATCGACGCTTTGGCAAGGTGGGTGGACGTAAACGGGCAGGTAATGCGGGGTATTGACCCGCTTTTACGGCAGGAACTGTCTGCTTTCGTCATTCGGGATGATGGGAAGATGCAGGCTGACGCTGGAATGTACGATGATATGGTTATGGCTACCGCCATTTGGGTTTATGTCCTTGCTGAAAGGGGCATGAGGGCCACGATTGAAACTATAAGTGAGCAGCCGCAGACGGTTTATTCGGTAAATCACATTTTTGAGGACGCTGACAGGGTGCGTAGAGCACAGGAGCAGAAAGACCGGCGTTACAACCGCCGTCTTACTCGGGCCATGAGGTGACTATGAGTGTCGACCCGTTCGAACTGCATCAAGCACAGGAGTTGGTACGTGACGCCGTGTCACGCGCTGACGTCCGGCACCGCCGGTACCGTGTCCTAGAAGGACTGTACCGCACAGGGTCTTTGAGGACCGCACAGTCGAATGAGGCGGGAACTTTGGGTGATTTCTACCCGGAGTTGGACGAGCATGTCGCAAACATGATTCTCCCGCACATCAACATCATTCAAGAGTCCGTTATCGCTCGGGACCCGAAACTGATTTGCGAGCCTTTCGGCGGCGGGGATACGGCAGAGTACAACCGGGAAACTTCCGAGTCTGTCCTCACATACTTCTGGAAGCGGTCGAGCGCTACCGAGCAGTTGCGTGACGCTACCGCAGACGCAGTCCGCCTAGGCTCCGGGTTTATGAAGATTGGCTGGTCCCATCTGGAAGACGAACGGGAGTTGGACGACGACGAACGTCAGTTCCGGACCCGCCAGTTGGTCCAAGCGGAGTTGCAGAACGCGGAGGTTGAAGGTCGTTTTGCTAGCATCGAACTGCTAGAGAAGTCAGTTCCGCACACGGAACGTCGCGTCATCCGGTCGGAACCGTTTGTTGAGTACGTTTCACCGTACGACATTTTCGTGCCAATCAACGCACGGAAGTTGGATGATGCCCGCTGGATTGTCCACCGTCTTACCCTGCCGGTTGACGAAATTCTTGCGAACCCTGAGTTTGACGTTACCGAGGAGGAGTTGGTTCGGGACGGCACCCTTATCAACGAGTCTGACGAGTATCAGGCGGAGTGGCGTAGGCAGACCGAGGACGCCCGTGGTATTCACGGGTCGACGTTGGCGTTGGACACGGCGACCATCTGGGAATTCTACGACATGCGTACCCGCCGTATGATGGTGTTCCAGTTGAACGGCAGCAAGCCACTGTGGGAGGGTGAGGTTCCTTGGTCCCACCGGTATCCGCCGTTCGTGCACGTCCGTAACTATACGGCCACCGGAAACGATTTCTGGGGTTTCGGGGACATTGACAATATTGCCTCCTTGCAGGACATGTTTAACGAGTTTCTGACGGAGCAGTTGGAGAATGCCCGCAGGTCTGGTCAGAAGTATTTGGTCCGTGCGAACGCAGTGACGGACGAGTTGATTGCCGCGTTGGAGTCGTCCGAGTCTGACGTGGTTGCCCCGGTGAACCTTCCTACTGGCGAGCCGTTGGAGGGTGTTATCCGTCCGGTGTTCCGTCAGGCTCTGTCGGGTGACGTGTATGCGGCGAAGGCGGAGTTGGAAGAGAAGATGCGGCAGGTGCTGGGCATCAACGACTTCCAAGCGGGCGGCATCGGTGCTGACCGTATGTCTGCTACTGCGGCTGCTGTGGTTGATGGGGTGGCGACGTTGCGTGCGCAGTCGAAGATTGCGTCGGTGGAGCGTGCCGCGTCGGCGGTCGGAACGCAGATTCTTCTGCTTTGTCAGGAGTATTTGGATGAGCCGACGGCTATCCGTGTCACTTCGGAGCGGGGCGCTACATGGCCTGAGGTGACGAAGGAAGACATTTACGGCGAGTTTATTGTGTCTGTTGAGGGTGGTTCTACCCGTGCGATTAACCCGGCGACGCGGGAGCAGCAGGGTCTGAGGACTCTTGGCGATGTGGTTCCGGCGCTGGTCCAGTTGGGTTACGACCCGACGCCTGCGTTGCGTTCTGCTTTGCGGGACTTGGGCTATGACCCGGATGTGATGCTGGTTGCAGTGCCGCAGGAGCCTCAGCCTATGCCGGGGCAGGGTACGCCGGAGTCTGGGGTGCCGATGACTTCGGAGCAGATGATTGCTTTGGGCGGTCCGGGCGCTCCGGCACGCGCTCAGGGTGCAGGGACTATCGCACTTTAGGCCACGTTTATGATTAGTTGTAGCGAAAGGTTGTCCGATGGATGAGCAGATGATGCAGATGGCCGCTATGGAACAGATGATGGGCGGCGGTGCGGGTAGTGGAGGAATGGGTGGGGACGACCCGTTCGCTCAGGAGGCACCTCCGGGATACTCTATGGTTATGGTCCCGGACGTTGTTCTGCCGTCGGTTATGGAGTTGGTTTCGCAGGCAGAGTCCGGTGGTGCGGGCGCTCCCGGCATGGGTGGGGGTATGGCACCGCCAATGATGTGACCGGTTGGCGTGTAGACATGCCCCGCTTCGGCGGGGTTTTGTCCTTTTCGGGCCACTTTGTCCCGTAAAAGTGACCGTAGAACAATCCACGCCGACAGCACCCATATGTAGGTAAGCGGGCGTCCGGAATTCGAAGGGCGGTTGATAAATGAATCTCAGCGATGCTTTGGAGCAGTCGCTCGCAGCACTTGGGCTAGACCTTGACGGTGACTCAGACACTTTCCAATCTGAAACCGACGAGCAGGTTGAAGAGCCAGACACCGAGGAAGCGGTGGAAGGGGACGAACCGGTTGATGCGCAAGATGATGACGAGGACACTGACGAAGAGGCTGTCGAAGATGACCGTAAGGCTGACGGGAATGTAGTCGACGTGCCCGAGGGTGCGTTGATTCGCCTTCCCGATGGGACTGAGGTGGAAGTCGACAAGGCTGTTTTGTTTCAGTCTGACTACACCAAGAAAACCCAGCAGTTAGCAGAAGAGCGCAAGCAGTTCGAAGCGGACCGCGAGAAGGTCGTGGACGCTTACGAGCAGATGCAGAACTGGTATGAGTCTAGAGCAGCGAATCCGACGGATTGGGTGAAGGAGATTATCTCCGAGTCGCCGGACCCGACGGCAGCGATTGCGAAGGCTTTGTACGAGTTGGCAAATGACGGCAAGTTGGATGCGGAGTTTGTCAAGACGTTCGGCATTGATGCTGGCGATGTTGCTAAGCGTGCTACCGAGTCGAAGCGTGACACTGAGTTGGACCAGTTGCGAAAGAAGGTTGAGGACCGCGAGCGGACCGAAGCCGAGCAGCGTGCCATTCAGGAGCAGGCAAAGAAGTATGAGTC